ATCTACACTCATTATACCTTCGCCTTTTCTTTCTATAATAGTCATGTCAGGATTATTAGGATCAGCAGAAACAACGTCTCCTGTTTTAAAACTCATATTACTAGATATTTTAGGTCTTATAGGATTTCCGTCATCATCATATGTTGTTTTAAATGAAACCATTACGCAACAACCTGCCTTCCTACATTAGTGTTTGCAATGCCACTGAATACAGGATCATCTGTACCAAAAACTCTTTGCCCAGCTGCAGCAGTATTGGTGTTAATCCTATTGTTTGTTAGATTTATATTACTTAAAGTCGAAGCATTCACAGGTGCGTTTAAAGTAACATCTAAAGGTTTAGTGTTTTTATTATCGTATAAGTCTTCAAAACTTGGTAATTGATTTGATAAAGCTTCAGGAGGTTTATCCGGAGACATTTCTATGTAACTGTCGAATGATTCTAAATAATTTTTATCATCACTACTATACTCTTTAATATCTCTAGTTAAGCTTGTTAATAAACCTTTTATTATCATCGAAGGATTACTTCTTAATTGATCTTCTGTAATAGATGACAAAACGTCAAGTGTAACATCTTGAGATAAGGCTCTAGCTAAAATATCATACTTAACTAAAGTTGTACCTATATTAAACAATCCAGGCGCATCAAACATGTTTTTTACTAAATCTGCTCCTAATTCGGCTTGTTGTAATACCGATCCTACTTTAGGATTTGCTGAGTTAATTATTGTAAAGTATCTGTCTATAGCACTTATTTTTTCTAATTGATTAGGTGTAAAAAATTTACTTAAAGCTTCATCATTTTTTAAATTTGAAATTAATTTGTTTATTTTTGTAATATCAAATTCAGGTTGTAACGTTAATAAATCACCATCTTTATTTTGTTTTGCATTCAACTTAAAAAAGTTACTTAAAGAATCTCCATCTGCTACTTTAATACCATCTAAATCTCTTTGAAACTTAATAGCTTTTTCAAAAATTTCTTGTAAAATACCCTGTCTGGCAGACACCATAAAAGGATGATTATAATCTATTTTTCCATCAGCAAAGGCTCCTGAGTCAGCAATTATATCATCTATAACTTTTTGTTTACCTACAAAATCATCTGCTTTAACGGTTTTTAATACACTTTTTATAAATTCATTTGTTGTTCCACCGTTTTTAATAGTATCTTTAAATATATTTGAGTTAGCTTTAAGTCCTAACTCTACAATGTCGTCTATAGTTTTATAGTCTACTCCTTCCATTAGCAAAGCTAGACCATTCGGATCATCCGCTTGCCATTTTGCTAAAATAGATGCAGTTTTTGAAGGATCCTGTAAAGTTTTTCTTAGCCACAAATCTTTGACAATGCCAAAAGCTTCAGAAGATCCTGTCTCATCTAAAACAGTTTTTAACGAATGAATTTGAAAGTTTCCTGGTGTTAAAAAATCATTTACAACTGTTCTTACATTTGCTTTATTGTTTGTAATCGCATCAACAACAAAGTTAATGCCTCTAACATTTTCGTTGGCATCCATTTGACTATAAAGAGCTTGCATATTAAAGGCCATGTCTGAATCTTTACCAGCTTCTTCGGCAGCATCTTTAAAAACATTTTTAATTTTTTTATGTAGTGCTCTAGCTTCTGAAGCCACAAAAGGGTTGTCTGAAAATCTTAAATTAAATAATTCTCTTTGTACTTGTATTAAACTATTAACATGACGACTAGCTGTTTGAGTATTTGTAAAATTTAAAACTCCTGGCAGTTTATTAAAGTCATTAATTATTCCAAGAAGTATTTGTGAATCGTTGTCCTTACCTCCAAAATATACTTTAGGTTCTATTACTTTTTCGGCACCCGTGTCATCTATAATTGTTATTTTTTCACCTTTATTAAATGCTTGAATATTTCTTTTACTTTTTTTCATACTGTTTTGAACATTTTGAATAAGTAAACTTTCTCCGTTTAATACTCCATTTTTTGATGAAAGACCTGCAATTGTTTCTCTTATTCCATTAACGGAATTATTTGATGCTGTATTCCATTTTACAAAAGCGTCGTTAAGAACATCTGCTGCTTGCTCTGGTGCCATATTGCCTCTTAAAACACCTAATAAAGCGTTTTGATAATTTTCTTCTAATGTTTTTTGCGCACCTAATATTAAGTCCATTGTAAATTTTTTGCCATCGGCCATTTCATTTAACAAATCTGTTGCAGATTTTATTTGGCTTGCAAATTTTTCTTTAGGTAATCTATTGAATTCTGCTGATTGAAAAAAAGTTCTTCTAAAAAAGGGTGATGCAATTAATTGACCAACCATCGCTGGTTGTAAATTATATTTATTTGATATATTTGCTATTTCTTTTGTTATTTGATTTTTAGTTACAAGTTTTGTATTACCAGAAAGGTAAGCAGGTATAAAATCAAATGCTTTAAACAGTCCAGCAGATAAAGCAGCTTCTTGTAAATTGTTAAAATTAGCAAAATTATATAAAAAAGGTGCACTTCCTTCTTGTGCAAACGCTCCTTTGTCATAACCATAGTATGCGTCAACTGCTTGGTCTACGTTTTTTCCAAATAAATTACCAAAACCAACTCTAAATAAAGGATTGTTTGCTATAGCTCTAAAAGTTTTTAATGTTAGGTCTGTGCCAAATCCTATGCCTTTTAAAGCAGGTATTTGTGTTTTTTGAGCATAAGCAGAAAGTGATCCTAATACATCACCAAGAGTTTGAAAGTTAGTTATTGAACCCGCAAATTGTAAAAGTTCATTTGAAAAATAATCATTACCGATGCTGTCAAACATTCTATAATTTTTGTCACCAGGTAATTTAAATACTTCAAAATCTTCGGTTGTGTCACCACCCATAGGTATAGTTACTTTTGTAAATTCACCTTCAGGAAAAAACTTTAAAAATCTTTTTCTTCTATTTTTAAAATCTAAATCTCTACCAAGTAAAAAGTGCAAGGACATATTTTCACCAGCTGGTAAAGATTCATTACTTACGTTTAAACCAGAAATATCTGATATGTATTGAACTTTTGCATCATTTAACTCATTTTGTAATTTTGAAATGTCGCTCATGGCTAATTGATTAGCATAATTAAAAGTATCTAACCCAAACGGCACCTCTATTTTACCATCTTGTATGTCGTTGTAATATTTTTCTTTTATTTCATTCTTTTTTTCTTTTGATACGTTGAAAATTACATTTACATCATCAAATTGTGAAGCAAGTTTTGGTGCTTCTATAAAAAAAGAATCTTCAGTTACTGCACTATTATTTTTTTTATCGTCTTCTACAGCCATTACTGTCCTCTAAACGTATACAAGTTAAAAATTTTAGTTTCAATTTGTTTGTTGTTTGCTCTAAGATCTTCTGGCTGATAAAGTCTTAAACCATAAACGGGAGAATTAGGTGCAAACGTAATTGTTGACACAGAGCCATCTGGTTTTATAAATTCACCATTTTCGTTCGCAAAACCAATGACACCAAAGTTACCATTCGTCGATTTAAATTCTTTTACAAGGTTGTAAGTAACACCGTTTTTAGATTTAAATATTTTTTTATTGTCAGGTAAATTTTCAAGTCCATCAATAGTATACGGTTTTAAACCTGTATCAAATTTAGCTACCTGTTCTTCAAATTTTTCTTTATTTTGATCTTGCAATTGTCTTACAATTTTAAAAATTTCTCTTTGCGCTTTACTTTTATCAGCTATAGATAATGCTCCATTTGCATCAAATTTAGCTGTAAAGACTGCTTCACCATCTAATCCTAATAACTCACCAGAATTTAAAAAATTATCGTATAACTCTTTTGATTTCATTTCTAATTCTGCTTTGTTTTTAGCAATATCAAGAATTAATCGTTGACCATCTTTTGATAAAAATAGTTGTGATACTGAACCTCTTAAAATATCTATTTCTTGTTGGTTTAAATTACCTTTAAAAAATTCAGCATTTAATAAAGTAAATAATTGATTAAAAGAACTTAAAGTTTCTGTGTTTGCTAAGCTTGTATCTTCTCCAATAAATTTATTTATTACACTATACACAGGTGAGTTTTGTAAACTTGGAAATGTGTTAAAAATAGTTGCTAATTGTTGTCTTAACGCTTGGCCTGAACCGGATATTGCACTATCTATTAAAGGTATAGCTCTTTCAATTTGTTGAATTTTAGCGAAACCTTGATCATAGGCTGCATCATAAGTATCACTTAAATTATTGACATCATCCGCCATACTTTGTAAGTTTATTTTTCCTTCTTCAATTTGTAATAAGTCTGCTGCACTTGGTTCTGTTTTTAAATCTTTTTCTAAAGCAAGTACGTTGTATGCCGCTTTTAAAGTGCTTATATCTTTTTCATTAAAAGGCACAGTTTGATCTAAACTATCAAATATTGGTGCTAAACCAGGAATATTATCTTTTATAAAAGCCACCGCATCATTATCAACTTTTGAAGTATTTAAAAGGCCATCGAAAGCTGTATCAATTGATCTCTCTGTTTCTGTAGATCTATCTTTTTCAGGGGGTGTATTAGCCTCAGCTTCTAAGACTGTTATAAATTGACCAGCATTGTTTGGATCAGGTGTTACTAATCTTGTATTTTGTGGTACTTTTATATAATCGTCAGTTTGATCCTCTGCTTTAAAAATTTCATTACCATTGTTGTCAATTACTGTGGTGCCTGGTGGTACTTTTATTAATTGTTTTTTGTCAACTTCACTCGTGCTATTATCAAAAATAACATCATTGGTTTCTTTATTTAATAAAACACTGCCTTTTGGCACTACAATCTCTTTTTCTACTTCTTTTGGTGTAGCAGGTTTAATAATTTGATATTCATTATTTTCATCTATAAATCCTAATTCTTGTTGTGGGTTTGATTTAATTACATTTATGCCTGTATCTTTACCTTCAAATTTTTGACCACCAAGAAATGCAATTTCATTTGGTTTTAATTTTATTAATGTATCATCAGGATTGACATCTACTTGTTTAAAAACTGTTTTTTCAATAACTGTGCCAGGATTTTCAGGATCCTCGTAAGTCATTACTAAAGTACCACCCACTTCTTTGAGCTCATAATCTAATCCACCTGTAGCTATTGTTTTACCAAATTTATCAACTAACTTATCTCCTTTACCTAAAATTGAAGTTTCATCTGCTTCATCTTTAGTTAACTCAGCAGAAATCATATCTTTAAATAAATCAATCGTGCTTTGTGCAGCTAAAGATTTAACTTGTCCTTCAATATCTGGAGCAGGTTTTATGTTTGCAAGTGCAGGAGTTGCACTGCTAATTCTATTTAGCGTATCTAAAAAAGGAGGTAGAGGTTGCGAAGTTAAAGGTTGTCCTCCAGCACCAGCTGCAGATACTCTTTGAAAAAAATCTAATAATGCTGGAAAGTTTCTAGAAAAAGAACTTTCTGGCTCTGGAATAGCGTCTCTAAACAACGCTTCAAAAGTATTTTTATATGGCTCTAAAGTGGCTAAATTTACATTTGTTAATATTTGATTTATTGCTTCTTGTTGAATTTCTTTTTCATTACCACTGTAACGACCGGGACCATCTACTAAACCACGTTTAGTTTTGTTTGGAACTAATCCTGAAGTGATCCCAACACCACGAGAACTTTGTTTAAAACCACCTGGTGCGTTGGCAAACATTTTTCTGTTATAAACAGACATCTATAATCTTCCAAAACCTTCTAACAATGCACCAATACCTGTACCAAGTGAACCAATACCACCTGCAAAAGTTAGGAATGGATTTGCAGGTGTCACTGGTATTTGTGAAATAGTTTGACCACCAAAAGGTAAACCTGCCAATACATCTGTACCAAAAGATATACGTTGGAAAGGTTCTTGTTGTTGAGCTGCAAGATTTTGTCTTTGAGCTTCTAAACCTGCTTGTAGTAATTGTTGTTGCTGACCACCAATACTTAGTAATGTATTTAAATCCTGACCAAACATACCTTGACCTAATTGACCAATGCCTGCCTGAAACCTTGCTAAATTACCTAATTGTTGTCCTGCTCCTAGTTGTCTTCTTTGTTGTGCTTCTTGTGCCGCTTGTGCTGAAGCTAATGCTTGTTGAAAATTTCTTGATCTATCTTCTGCAATTCTTCTTGATTTTATATCGCCAATGTTTCTGTCTAATTCAGCTTGTTGTACTCCAAATCTTGAACCGCCAAAAACACCGGCTCTTGTTGCCTGTCCAGCTAAGTTAGCTTGAGCAATTGACCCTTGTCTGTCTATTTCTCTTAAAGCTTCTTGAGTAACTAACTCTTGATATGGATCTCTAAATTGATCTATTCTTTCAGTAGTAGGTGTAAACTGTTGTGTTGCACCTGCAAGAGCCTGTCCTGCAGTAGTAGCAGTGTTACCTGCTTGAGTTATAAATGGTTGAAATGCACCAATACCTTTATTTGCTAAAGCAAAAGCATCTATTTGAGGTTGCGTGAACCCTGCAACTTGTTGCATGGGTATATTACGAGGTACATTAATTAAACCTTGTACATAATTAGGGTCACTCGGATCAAGATTTGGTGTTCCAAACAATGTTGCTAATAAATCTTTTTGTCTATCCTGCACATACGGTGGAGGTAGTTGTGTTTGTATTTGTTGTTGTACAGCCATTATGCTTGTCCCTCAAATTGATCCATCATCTGATACATTTTTCTAGCTCCTTCCATTCTGTCTCCGCCGCCAGCTCCTCTAACAGCTTTTGCAGTCATGACAAATTCACCATCACTTAACATAGCAGGTATACTATCAGATGTTCCCGTTCCTGGTCCATTTATTTGACCTGTTTTGCGAGGAAAATCTTTTGGATCTCCACCCGTTGCTAAATTCATTATACCACCATCTGCAACATTTTGCACTAATTGTCCACTTGTATCAACATATGGACCAATTATTCCTTGTCCTAATAATAATTCTATTAATTTTCCTTGATCTGTATTTAAAGACTTGCCTTGATAATCTGTACCAAATGTAAAATCAGTAACTTCTTGCTCCTCTGGTAAGTCAAAGGCACCTGTTGGTTGTAGTGATGCTCCTGTGACAGCAGATGCTTTAGCTAAATTAGCCAATAATTTTGATGCATCTATTTTTTCTTCCCCATCTACCATTTTTGTAGGTATAAATTTACCGCCACTACCAATTAATCCGTCAATAGCTGGTTTGTCACCAATAGCTTTTTTTCCAAATAAAAAATCAGTAAATCCTGATGCACCTGTTTTACCTCTGCCTAAAACTGTATCCATGAAAGTTCCTTTTTTAGCCGCATCACCTGTTAATCCTTTTATACCTGGAGCTTGACTAGCTAAAAATGCTGCTGATGCAACTTCTCCAAAACCAGCATCAGGATCAGCTAATGCACCAATACCTGCGTATAGAGGATTTCCTGTAGCTAACGCTAATACGGTTCCTAAATATTTTTCACTATCACCTGGTAGTATTTTAGCTACCGTTTTTCTTAGTTTTTTAAGCATAATCTCCTATTGCAATATATGTGATTGAAGCAAGGAGGCTGGCCTTGAGTGTAAGCCTAATTAATCGTATAAATATAGTCAAATTTCTAGTAATGTGCAATGAGAAATATGAGCTTTGATATAGATAAAGTGCCGATGGTCCGTGTTACGTGGTTGGATGCACGTGATACAGAGACAGGTTGGCTTCCTATAAAAGATATTTTAAATGCTCCGTTAGCCGTGTGTCAAGAAGTAGGGTACATGGTTATTAAAAATCAACAAAAAATAGTTATTATGCGCTCTTGGTGCATTGATAAAGACGATAATCACGGTGGTGGCTCAATTGCAATACCAAGAGGTTGGGTATCAAAGATAGAATATTTAACGCCGACGTATTCTGAGTCATTGTAGTTGTCAAGAAAACAATTTTAAAAAGTTCTGTTGAAGTTAAAAAAAATATGTTTACATTAGATTCTCACCAAAATTAACAATCATAGGAGACAAAAATGGAAAAAGATGAATTAAATAAAGCTATTGCCTACCTTGCAGATAAGGTGAGCAAATATCACGAAAGACTATTAGCCATGGAAAGAGATGTTGAAAGACACATTAAAAGTACAGAACAGCACTGTTGTGATGATTGTGAGTGTAAAAAATAATTATTCTCCAGTCTCGCTTGCAGTGCCAGGCATTTTAACGACACGAATGGTTATATCCTTGGCTTTAGTTGTAGCCCAAGGATTACCACAGTCGTTACAATTACCTGTTGCCTGTTCTTCTTCATCAACTTCAGCATTACAATTTTTACAATAAATCTTTACATATACTTCAGGTTTCAGAATAGGTACTTCTTTCCCTGCAACCATTTCAGTTCCTATTTGTTCTGCGTCTTGTACTTTTTTACCTATTGACATTATACTATCTCCATAAAGTTTACTGAAAATTTTAACCCACTGCCTTTTACTTTTATTGTATCGCCTTGTTCTAAAACTTGTGTGGTAGTCAAATGTTTGACTGCATTATTATCTACACTTTCATCTAATATGTGTGTTTCTACAGACGAACTACTGTCGTTGATAGATACTTCAGCTGTTACTGCACCACCACTTTTATTAGAAACTGTCACATTTTTTAAGATAAATGTAGCAGGTTCTGTTGGCGGTGTTGTGCTTAAATCCGATGCTGGTACAGTAACTATTACCACTAGTGATCCTGTGCCAGTTGCACTTACTCTTTTAAAATTATCAGCCAAGGAAAAAGGTCCTTCTAGTTGAGTCTTCTTTTAAATCTTCTTGAAAACCAAAGTTTAATTGTTGTGTGATTTGTTCAAGAATACGAATTAATGTATCAAACTGTAGAGCTTCATATTCCTGTGTTGCTGTAGGTAATACCGTTGTATTTATTTTAGCCATTATCTGCCTCCATCTGGTTTAATATCTAGTCTCAATGTACCATACCGCCAATCAGAATCCAAAGTATTACTAGTTATTTTGACATTTGTTTGTCTACCTCTGCCACGTAAATCAAAAAACCTAGTTGTATTAGTTACATCTCTGCTTATCGTTGTTCCTGTGTCTGTAGGATATGTTTTAAAACCCATAGTCATAGTCGCTGTTCCTACTTGATTTTTAAAGTCTGGTATACCTCTACTTACAGATAGTATTTGCTGTCCGTCTTGTATGTCAAAATCGCCTGATGTTATAAAAGCCGTCATAGCAGTTTGATCATCATTTACACCTTCTTCATGTTCATAGAAAATAGATGCACCCGCAGTTACACCTTTTACTGTAGGAGTAGTTGGTGTGTCAGTTGGATTGTATTTTGTTGCATACGGTCTTTGATATACACCATAATCTGTCCAAGTTGTTCTTGCTAAGTTTGATGTGTACCAACTTTTTTCTAAATAATTATATGTCACAGATCTGTTTATTTGATTTGACGTATTAGACGCATAAAACCAAGTAACTTCGTTAAACTCTGAGTTTACACCAGCAAATGTCTCTGGTTGTTGTGTAATTGAAAAGTCTTCAAATACATAATCTTGTACACTACAAGGTATTTTTTTGACAGCACCATCATAAAGATAGAAAGCATTTTGTGACATCCAGTAAGCAATACCGTTTACATCAACGGCTGAATGTACACCCACAGCTCCACAGTTTGCACCGATTTGCACAAGAGAGAAAGTAAAAGGCGCACCTACAAACTGTAATGCGTTTAGTGATGTATCTGTCCATACCAATACGGCATTACGTGATCTTACTGCCGACACAATTTTTGATCCATCTTGTATTCTAAATGAACCAGCAGTATTCGTAGCTGTTGGCACAAAATCATTTGTTGTTTCTTGTGACGCAAAACGTAAAAATAAATCATCTTGTGTAGTAGAGTTACCTATTACCGTTTCTGTACCAAATAAAAACACATGTCTATCAGGCATTGATACTAAATTAAATCTAGAATTAGTCGGAGTATTAGAAATGGCGTTTGCTCTTACGCCCGTTCCATTAGACGTGTTCCATAAGAATGTTTTGCCTTTACTTACGGTAGCTATTAAGTCTTCACCAAAATTGTCAAATGACCAGTTACGAGCATCTATTGTAACACTTGATGTTTTTCTAGGTTCATTCCAACCAGGATCACTTAAACCTGTATAGTCTGGAGAGTTCCAAGTATGAGTTCCCCAACCATACCCATAAGATGATTGTTCAGTTCCAATAGCTATTTGATATTTTGCATTACCAGAACCGCCACCACCAGATGTTGATCCAGAGGCT